GCATAACAAAAGCACCCATCTCTGGATGCTTTCTACACTGACTCTACTCGTTTTTTGTAATATCCCCATCAAAAAGTGCGGCTTGACCGCAGTTTTGACATTTAAAGCAAATAGTGTTTCTTCCAAATTGTAATTTTTCAACCTTCACATTTTCCGCCCCACAGAATGGACACTTCCCGGCGTCCCCATTCTTTTGATAAGATATCAAATTTTCTAACCATTTCATGGCTCCACCCTCTTTCTGACTATATTATACCAAAATTCTTCAAACTTGTAAGCCTGTTTTTCCATTTCTGCTAAATGATCTTGTGTATACTTTTTCCCGTACTTCCGAAGCTGTAAAACATGGCATCTTTCATGGATGATTGTCCTTACCAGTTCTTTTTCATCTTTAAATGCCCTTGGAAAAAGGTCAATCCTTCCTATGTTATCATAGTCCGTACTTCCAAGATAATGTAGCTTTATAAGCTCTTCATTTCTTTGTATTTTTATTGTTAAATCTCTTATTTCAAGTCCATATTTTTTAGAGATTTTATCGACACTTCTTTTCTGTAATGGTATTTCTAATCCTGCGAATTTTCCAGTATTCTTTTCCTTCCTTGTAAGTTTTGCCGCCCATACAGCCTTTTGTGCCACGCTCCGGTTGAATCCCACAATATTTCCACTACTGTCCAGAACTGCATGAACCTGAGTCCTTGCAGATTCTACCCGGCGGCCCGTCTGCCTGCAAAACTCTTTTAGCTTCTTTTCCTGCTCCTTGAGCCGTACAGATTCGGATTCAAAACGCTGTTGTAAGGTATTTTTCAGAACATCATCATCGCCTGCTGCCTTGATCCCGGCATCGTATCCGGTCAGCTTGCGCTTTGTGTTCCTGATTTGCCGCTCCTGGAAACGCTGCATCTGCGAGACTTCGTATTCTGTATAGTTCTTTCCTCCGTATGTATAGCTACTTTCCTGGTATTCTTGTAGCATCTTATCTGTATATGCAGGAACAGATACCCCAGGTATAAATGCATAGAAGTTATGACGGCAGTTCCATCCGCACAGCCCTGGCCCTGTTCCATATCCGGTACTTTCGTAAAACGGCGGATACTTGGGATCTTTCCCAGAGATACAGAAAACCTTCCCTTGCCAGACTTCATGCTCCGGCCTGGCCCCGCTGTGTGCCGTAGTCTCGACATAGTCACAGTCCATTTCTTTGGCATATTCCAGGTTCAGCTGTGCCGCCGACTGGTTTACTCCGGTCAGCACACTGCGCCTGACTGCAACATCCAGTTTATCGGTATGACCAGATGGATATAATACCTCTGTACCCTGTACTGCTGCCTCTTTGATCGCATCTGCTATGGCCTTATCATAGCTGAAAGCCCCCGTTTGCACTTTCAGCATAGCACTATTGCAGGCGTTTATATATGCGCTCTGGGCCTTGTTTGCAGTCGTTAGAGTAAGATTGCTAATCTCTCCTTTGGTCTTCCGGAAGTTTGCATTTAAAATCTTCTGCATTTCTTCCGACTGGTGTAATTCGATCGGTTTTTTCCCTGCACGTTTGTAGATCACAGATTCATTTTTTATGTTTTTTACTCCGGATTCTTCAAACAACCGCTTAACTTCCCGGTCTGTATACCCGGACACTTGGCCAATCCGTTTGATTGCGTCCTGATAGACAACTCCTGAGTTCTGTAAAACATACGCCTGATGCTTTGCCGTGTCTGTGATCTGCTTTGTTTTTACTATTCGGCGGGCAATGTCTCCGATAATAGCCGCTGACAGTTCATCTATTAGAGCAAGCAACTGATCTGAAAATTTCTCTAAGTATTCCGGATCAAGCATCTGTTATCACCTACTCTTCTCGAATATCCAGCGGTTCTTCTGCCTGCTGCGGCATCATCTTCGTTGCTTCCGCCTCATCCACGCCATACCGCCACATCAGGTATTGTACCTTGTCAATGATCCCTGCGCTGACCTCCTGCATCCTTATCGTCTGTTCTGTATTGCTATCAACAATGATAGAATCATCAAATTTAATCGTAGCCTCTGAATCTATATTCAGGGACAATCCGGTTTCATTTCCCAGCCGCAGGATGATTCGTATCAACTCTTTTAAAACAGATTCCAGAATAATCTCATGCTTACATATAGACCGGTACAGGTTAGAGTTCTCGGATATGACCTGCGTTGCCGTAGTCAGGTTTCCACTGTCAAACTTGTAATACTTCTCGCCAAGCCCTGCCTTGGTAGAAAAGATATTCAGGTTGTCATTTAGCCCTTGCTGGTGCTCGGCGGCTCTTAGAGACATATCTATTTCTTTCAGGAGTTGGTCTGTTGCTCCATCATCCTCCGGCATCTGGTAGAATACTACGTCTTTATCGTCAAATGCGGGTGTGCCAAATATATCTTGTGAGACCATGTCTGGCCTGACAAAGATCCTCTTCTTTCCCAGCACAAACTCATTGATATAGGAATCATATACAATGTCTATCCCCTGCATCACATCCTCCGCATTGGCATAAACACTGATCCCCATGGGATTATCCGGGTCAATGTTATTTGCAATATTGAGACGGTCGATCACAAACTGTTTTTCCGTTGTCCCGGTGTAGATCACGGGAACCATTCCAGTAAACGCAGTGATCTCGTTCCAATCCGTGACTTCTTTCATAGAGCCGTTTGTAGCATCTACGACCTCGTTACGGATCTTGTACTGAAAAAATCCATCCGCACTGTTTTCAAGTTCATGATATTGCAGATGTGCATACTTCTTTCTGTTACAGTTCTTATAACTCACAAAGCAACATTCTGTAATTGAACCATTCTCCCAAGAAAGCGGATAAATATTTGGGGCTGTGTAATAATTTATCCTTACTCTTCCTCCGCCTTTGATATCACCTGCATCATTAATCACAACATCGTCCAGGTATGGAACAATCGCTACTGTACCAAGGGCTGCTTTCTTTTCCTGTCCCTCGTTCATGCGGACTGTAAAGTTATTCTCTTCAAGAATCTGTGTGATAAATTCATCTGCTGCCTGATCATCCAAGGTGATCGACACCTTCTCGTTGAACAGCAGATCTGCCCAATCCTCCGATACCTTTTTCCCCATTCCAAGTGTTTTCCTCTTACACCGGATCTGGTTCTTCCCGTTATATACCTTGTAATTGTGAAAGTTCTTGACCTCTCCCTCATACCAGGATTTCCACTGGTGGATATGTCCGTAAAAACTGCCATCCACGGAGTCATATCCTTTCTTATTTAGATACTGTAAAACATTCATGATGCATCATCCTCTCTATCTGCTGCCGGAAGAAACATCCTAACCCACTTCCAAAGTCCCATGATGCAGTATCTTGTAGCATCCTGGCAATGGTCATTTTCTTTCAGAGGTTCTTCCTTTCCTTTTTCTATGCTCTCCGGTTTATATCCATACAGCTCCATCTCTTCTGCCAGATGCTTCTGCTCTGGACAAAAAGAAAGCACCTGGAAGGACATGAGCTTTTGCACTCTTCCGATGCCTGTTTTTACGGTATTGTCCGCATCTACTATCTTGATCCTTGGTACTTGCCGTTTTATCTCTTCTGCCAATCCTTTCGCAGACGGATCAATGAATGCCATTCGGACATAGCAGTGATATTTCTTTTCTATCTCTGCTACAAATGCCTTGAAGTCTTGGGCGTATTCAGATGGGGACTTTTGCCCCTCTTCCCTGCCGCAGTGATAATACTCTGCAAGGCCCATGACTTTCTTCTGATGCAGATAGATCCCGTAGGGTTGATAGGTGGTAGCGTTCATCTGTCCATAGTCTATGCCGATGCCTATCACATCAGGACGATCCTGAGGTGCTTTGATATGCAACGCCTTGTTGAACATGTAATAGATCAACTCATCCAGACCGATGCTCTGACCAAGCCACACCCAGTTATATAGGCGTTCGTCCATCTGTTTCATGATCTCGGCAGATTCTATGAGCTTCTTACCAAGCCAGGAAACAGGAACATCCCTATAATCCACATGGATATGAAGCACATCCGGACGCTCTTTCATCTTCTCCAGCCACTTTATGACTGGGGCCGCTGGATTTTTCGGAGGGTTGAAAAAGTATACCATCTGGAACTCTTCATCGTTTCCACGGATAAAGGTTGCTTCTATATTGGACAGTTCGTCTTCCCCGTCTCCTTTATCGAAGAACTCCGTCAGCTCGTCAATAACAACTCTCTTGATCGGCTTACTCTCGTCAATCATTCCCTTTGTATCGTCGATACTGTCGTTCCCGGTAAAATAAATGGTGTTTCCATTCTTTTTATACTGGATCTCCATGGGACTGACTGTGATCTTGAAATCCCTCTTTTTGTTAAGCCCGAGCCTGTGAATCCCTCGGAGTGTTTCTTTATATACCGTTTTTTTCAGCTTATTGTGAAATTTCCTCATGACCACAGTAGAACAGTTATCGTCTGAGATGATCTTATAGATATCCCGTATGCCGCCAAAGGAGGATTTTGTCCCGGCACGTCCAGATGTAATGATTAAATGTGTGTGTTCTGTGTCATTGAACGCTTCCCGGAATTTCGGAATAATAAGATCACTAATCCGTATTTCTTTAGACATCGTTTATAATCACCACCTGGTCATTTTCCCCGTCATCCTTATCGGACTCTAACTTCCTGCGCTGTGCCTGCAGCAATTTAACCTTTTCTTGCTGCTCAGGTGTCGCAAGATCCATGTGATCGCTAATCCATTGTATGGCTTTCATTCGGTCAGCCAGCTTCACCTTTACACCGTCCTTGCCCTTTGAAACCTCTGATAACAGTGTTCCATCTACCTCTCCAGCATTCTTTATATTTACATAAGATATGGTCATAGGCCCATTATCCGTTTCTATTTCCATGTTCCCAAAGTCGGCAAAGTCGGTTATATCTGCCCGGGCAATATCTAAATACCATTGAAATACGTCTGAACCTTCCAGCATCGCTTTATTAAGCCTGCCCTGCTTTAGTTGCTGTATTTCCTCTTTGATTCGTGTATTTCTGAGTAGCCCTGGACCGTTTGTGAGTGCCGTTTCATATCTGCATCCATAGGCTTTCTGATATGCCTTTGTAGCATTAAAGCATCTGACATACTGTAAACAAAAAAGCCGTTGCTTATCGGTTAGATCAGGATTGTTTACTACCTGTTCTACTTCCGGTGCAATGGCTTCTTTCTGTTCTGTTTCCTGTTTCCGAACGTTCGCTTTCTTTCCCGAACGTTCGCTATCCCATCCCTGAGTGCTTTTCCATCGTCTCACGGTCCCAGGGGGCTTTCCGATCTCTTTTGCTATATCTACCAGATTCATACCTTGCTTATACATCTGCTCTGCCTTTATGGAATCCGGACTTCTGCTCCTTGGCACTTTTCTTTCACCCCTTATTATCTTCCCATCTGTCTAATCCATGCCTCTACTTCTTTTTCGTTGTAACTTAGCTGTTCCAGCACTGTTACAAGAGGAACTGTCTGGTTCAAAAATATCTGTTCATATGCATACCGCATACATCTTGCTATTTCCTCGTACATCACAGCTCCCGTTGCCCCTCCGAACGCCGGGATCATAGCCGTTTGCACCCCTAGCTTTTTCAGCTCAATAAGGCTGCTTCTCATACAGTTGTAGATAACGGATTTATCTACAACTATTTCTGGTATTCTCATTGTTGGGGAGTATACAAGATACTTACCTCCAGCTTTGACTGTCGTTGCACTTCCAGGCGGCAGTTCTCCATACCAATCTTTCTGTATTTTCTTTTGCAAGTCTTCTTGTGCCTTCATCCCGAAATAATTTCTTATCTCAAGATCCAGTCCGCCATCCATAATTCCGAAACTATTTCCAGGCGCTACGATTGCCTCTGGTTTATACTCTTTTATGAAAACTTGAAAATCACTAGTAACAATCTCAACATTTTGGTATTGAAATGTTTTTTTCCATGCTTCTGTCATATGTCTATTCAAATCTAATAAATACAGTTTCATGAACACCCTCTTGGATAATATGTGCGTTCTCCAAGTTGCTTCTTTACATTTTCCATTACAGCTTTAGCAACTTTGCTTGAATCAACTGTGACTTCTTTCGTTACAATATTGCCCTCCGGCAGGTCAATAGCGTCCACATCAATAAATGCCTGCAACATCTTTGGAAATTGCAGTGCGATCCAGTCCGTAATCTCCTCTGACTGTCCCCATGCTTTCACATTGCCGCTATTGCTCCATAAGCCACTCTCGTACAAAAACGCATGAACAATTTCGTGTCGCAGAACTTTTTTCCTGTAAGAGTCCAGATCCTTGATACTGTCTCTATCGCTTTCTCCAAAGTCTGCGATCCATATTTCTTTAATCGAATGATCCATACATCCGTCACCTTCTAGAGGCATGTCTTCCTGTGGCACATCCATTTTGATCGTGTACTCTGTTCCTAATACATTTACCTTCTGCATACTTACCTCCTTTTCTACAACGGAGAATGAAGGACTCGAACCTCCGAACCCCGGAGGGTGTACCGGTTAGCAACCGGGCGCATTTCCAACTCTGCCAATTCTCCAGGTCTGTGTTCTTAGAATAATTATGGTTTGTATAGGACAGAACACAGAAGACCCATTACGGTTTTTAGTTATAAAAGCGGATGTCCCGGAATCGAACCGGGATGAAGGGAGCGACCCTTCCGTCTGCCGTTGACATAACATCCACATAAAAATACCCCGATACCTTAGAGATACCGGAGTAATGCCAAAACAATTAAAGTTT